TGGCCTGCACCGCCTGCTGGGCGTTGTCGTCAGCCGACAGCACCATGGCGCCCTTCTTCACGCGCGCCTCGAGCAGCGCCACGACGGCCGGGTCCGTCGCCTTGCCGAAGCTGCTCGCCGCATAGGCTGCCGCGAGTTTGGTGTATTCCTCGGCGAAGGCGCGTGGCATGGCGGTGCTGTCCCACCACACCACGCCCTGCGCATCGAGCGAGGCATGCACGCTGGCCACCTTGTCGAGCATCAGCGCCTGGTCGGCGGATGACGGCGTTTCATCGGCAGCGATCACGCCGAGTTCCACCAGGGCCGCGGTGGCGAGCGTCGCGGCCGGCACCATTTCCGTTAAGGTCGGAGAATCGTCCAAAGGGACGACGCGCACACCGAGCCGACGTAACGCGAGTTGCGCGATGGTGCCGACCGATACCGTCATGTCACGACGTGTGCGTTGCTGGGCGGCGCTGCCGTCGATCCAGCGGCGTTGGTGGCCGTGACCACGCACGTCGCGCTCTTGCCGACATCGCCGGCCTGCACTTCATACGTCGCGGAATCGCTGCCCGCCGCCACGTCATCGAGCTTCCAGGCATAGGCGTAGGACGTGGGCTCGCCGCCCCACGTACCCATCGTGCAGTTGAGCGTGGTGCCGGTCTGCGTCACGGCGGGAACCGTGGTGTTGGTCGGCGCTCCCGGCGTTGCCGCGCCACCAGGCGGCGTCTCGGGATCGGTGGCCTCGCCGCTCGGATCGTGCGGGTTCAGCCCCATCTCGATATAGCCGGCGTCGCGGAGCAGGGTGTTCTCGGCGATCGTCGGATACACACCGACCGCACCGGCGCGTGCCGCACTATCGACCGGCAGCACCACCTGCGCACCGAGCGTGCCGGCGATATCCTCCGGCGTTGGCGGTGGAATGTCGGCCGCCTTGGCGCCAGCCAGCACCGAAGGCGAGACAGCGGGGAAACGCCGACCACCCGGCGGCGCTGGCGGCGGCGTAGACTTGGGTGGCGGCGGCGCGTGCTGTGCGTGCTCACGCCGACCGGCGTGGGTCTCGTGTTTGTCGCTTGCCATATCGGGTTCCTTATGCGTCGGCCGGCGAGGACGACCAGATCACGAACGACCCATTGTCTACGGGTTTTGTCGTGTCCACGGTCGGATCGGTGCCGAAGCGCAGCTTCTGCACACCGCGAATTTCTTCCACGCCGACGCCCTGGAAGAAGCCATAATCACGAGTGTTGGTGATCACCTTCGTCCGCTGCGCCCACGCGATGCCGATGGCTTGCGCACCGCAGAGATACGACGCTGCGGCATCGCTGCCGGCAGTGCCGACACCGGCGAGCACCGGCAACTCGGGGATTTCACGGATGATCATCCCGTCGTAGATGATGTCCCCAGCGGTAAACAGCGGATTGTCCGACCCGCGATTCCAGGCATATTGCAAGGCGTTGATGATCACGGGGTCCAACATCAAATCCCTGAAACACAGGGACGGCACGAACACCACGTACCATTCCTCGTCGTTGTTGATCCGTATCGGCCGGATCTTGGGCGAAGCGGTGCGCGCCATGCGCTTGGCGAGCGTGAGTTGCGCGGCGTTCATCTTGTCCGCCGTGGTATCCACGGTGAGCAGCGCCGTCGCATAGACGCCGGACACCGCGTTGCTCTTGGACGCGCCGAACAGCACTCGATCGGCGTTGTTCACCAGCCACGTATTGCGCTGCGCGGCCGATGCCGCCGCGTAGGACAGCGACACGTTGCCATCGGCGGTGATTGAGCCGAGTGCCGTGATGATGTCTGTGCGGAGCTTGTTCGCCGCCCAGTTCTTCAGCACCGAACGGCCGGCCTGTAGTAGATCGATGACGGATTTCTGCTCGTCCCAGTCGGATGCCGCCACCGCGTGGCGTAGCACGCTCACGGTGACGTTCAGGCTGCGGGCGTTGAGGATTTCCTCATTGCCCTCAAGCACCGTGTTGCCGGTAACGCCAGCGCCCACCAGGTTGCGGACGGTGGGAAACACGACGGTATCGCCGGGTTTGCGCGTGAGATCCGTCTGAAGCTGGATCATCGCGTCCATGCTCGTACCGAAGTACGGCGTGAACTGGTTTTCACGGAGATACTCTACCCAGAAGTCACTACTCCATTGGATCGGTGTAAGGCCCGGTCTTGCCGGGGTAGCAATCATGTCGGCCATCGCCGAGCACTCCTATACTATCTCTCTCCTTTCGATTTGATCGCGCCCGAATGCTCGGCGGCAGCCACTGCGCCCGTTTTTCGGTCGGCGGCACCTGGGTAGGCACTTGCGCCCGATTGACCCCGGCGGCGGGTAGGCGGTAAGTTTGTGGTGTTCGACGTCCGGGTTGTGCGCTTTTCGCGTGCGACTTTAGATGCCGCCGCTCCGCTACGGGTGGCGGCATCTTTCGTTTAGAACCGGCGGAACTGGCCGTTCTGCGACCGGCGGTTCTGTACGGGGGCAAGCACCTCCTCGAGGCTCGGCTCGCCGGTCCATGTCGAGGCTGTGCGTCCAGCGACGCTGCGCGCGGTGGCGAGCGACGGCTGCATGCCGGCGGCGGGTGATACCGGTGGCGGGGGCGGCTTCGCTGCCGCCTCGGCCTCCCACTTCGCCCGCGCCTCGGCCTCGATGCGTGCGCGATACGCGGACGGGTCGTCGCCCACCTCGCGCAGATGCCGCAGCCGGTCCACCTCGCGCGTCATCCACGCATACGGATTGGTCTGCGAATACAACTTGCCGAACAGCGTCTGATCGCGCTGGGCGAGTTGCTTGAACTCGTTCACGTACTCGTTGAGCTTCTCGTCGCCGATCTTCTCGCGCAGCCGCTCCTCGGAGTTGTTCAGCCGCTCGTTGAGCAGCACCTGCTGCAGCCGCGCGGTAAAGCCGACGGGATCTTGCGCCGGATCGATCGGCGCCAGCGGCGGCATCTGCTCGGGCTGTGACGCCTGCGCGCGGGCTTCCTCCTGCTGGCGGCGGATGGCTGTGAGTTCACCTTCCAGCCTGGCCGCACGCTCCTTCCAATCTTGCCTCTTCCGCCGCTCGTCCTCGTAGGCACGGCGCGGGATGACCGGCTCGCCGTCGAGCGCTTGCGGCGGCTCTGCGTCGTCCTCAGGGGGCTTGGGCTCTGGCTGGGTCTTTGCCTCGGCCTTGGGCTCCGGCGCCTCCTGGCGTGGCTCTGGGGCCTCGCGCGTGGCGGGTTCCGGGGTTGCCGCCTGCGTCTCGGACGCAAGGAAGCTGTCGAGTTGCTCGTTAGCCATAGTCGTGTCCTTGGATTAGGCCGGCTGTCCCGGCTGTGGGATCGGCGTCTGTGCGAGCCGATTGGTCGTCACCATCGTCTGGTGCGTGTTGGCGATCTCGCCCACGGTCTGGTGCGGGACCTGCGCCGCCTTCGCCGCGGTCAGCGCCGCCTGCGCCTGCGTGTTGCGGATGTCAGCGGCCTTCTTGTGCAAATCCACCAGGTGGTGCGCGAGCGCCATCTCCGACGTCATCTGCTCGGGATCGGACGGCTGCATGCCCTGCACGCCCGGCGGGTTGTCTGGCGCCACATTCGGCTGGCCATAAGGCGGCGCACTGAAGTCGGCATGAATGTCATGCACCTTGGACGCCGCGTTGACCTTACGCTCCTGCGCCAACGCGAAGTCGGAGGCGGCCTTAGCTTGTTTGCTTTGGATGTCAGCTTGTGCATGTTGCTGCGCAAGCTGGCCCGCTTGCTGCTGTACCTGCCCTTGCTGCTGCTGATGAGCCTGCATCCGCTGGAGCAGTTGTTCTTTGTCTTGCAGCCCAGAGGCAGCTATCAGAACATCCCCAGGAATAAGCCCAGGCTGCATACCAGCTAGTTGCACCAGTGTGGCAAATTGTTCTTGCTGTAGGCTCGGGATATCGATGCCTTCCTCGATCGTTATGTCCACGTCGAGGTCGGTAATGTCGTTCTCGATGCCGACCACCTGCTGCAACCGAGGATCGTCGGGCTGAATCTGCATGCGCTGCATCATCTGCATCCGCATCTGCTCGGGCATCGCCGCGAGGCGGTCCATCACCCGGATCGGGCGGTTGATTCCTACCCACGTCGTGCCGTTGAGCTCGTCGGTAAGCCGCACCCACTTGCCGCCGGACCAGTATTCCCGCGCGGCCATCCAGCAGCTTTCGTAAACCCGCCGTGACCAGTAGCGCAGCGCGTCGGCCAGCGGCTCGTTCTGCGCCGCACCACCCGCCTGCTGGGCCAGGATCGC